AGGTATTTAGCCTGTGTCGGTGGATTGTGGTAGTTACCGATAATCTCATGAACATAAAGAGCATAAGAAGCGGCGGGACCACCATAAAAAATATCTACAAAATAGCCTGTATTTCCCATTTGTGGAGCAGAAACTCCGCCTGAACCTCGAAGAACTCCAGTATCTACTGGAACAAGAACTTGTGATTTAGCAAAAATAACATTGGCTTCTTCATAAATTGCTTGGGCTATTGCTTGAGGGGTATCTTCCGCTCCAGCCTTGAGAGCATTAACTAACTCTTGGTCACCAAATAAGTCGAGTGTAAAAGACGACTTTGCCATTTCTACCGCCCGAATCTGATGACGGTGTGATGCGCTCCGTTTTCGTCTGAGATGTTGTCTATTGCATTTATTGTAAAGGTGTCCGCCCCGACGACCATTCTATGAGCCAGCGTGATTGAGGTCGCTGGTCCATTAGTAATGAATCGCCCAATATCTACAACTTCAACGCCTTGAACATCTTTAGATTTTGTAGTGTCATAAATTAAACGACCAGTAACGGTTACATTTGTGTTAGAAGCACCATAAGTAGTTTTGTTGTATTTATCAACTGACGATTTAGGTGTAAAAACAACAGAGTCGGTCATAAAATCTGCAACCTTAGAATAGATAGCGCTTGCCATGATTGCGCTTATTCGACTATACGATGGTCGTAGACATTATTTGGATTGTCGTGAATTCCTAAATAGGCATCGGTGTTGTAATCATCAACAATTCTGTCGTTTGTAGATACAAGTGCTTGAGCGTTTGCGAATGGACGAGGTGGAGCCTTACGCATATTTCTAGCCAAGAATGAATCGGCTAGTTCTTTGTACTGTTGAGCCTTGGCTGTATAGGACTCAGATAAAGAAATATCGCCAACGCTTTTAGAGGTTGTATCTGCAAGACGAACAAAGCGAGATATTAAAGTCTCACAAGCCGCTCTTGATATTTCATAAACATTTGTTCCCCACTCGCCAATTAGATAATCCAACTCTTCATCAGAAAATAATTGAGTAGCCGCTAGTGTGTCGTTAATAAGAAAACGAACCTTATTTCGGGTAGAGGTAGTTGGGTCACCCGAGTAGGTAAAAGTCATTACATGCCACCAAGCATAAAAGAAACAACTCTTACAGAATCTAAACTAGCGGCGCTGGCGGACAAGGCATAAGTAGAGTTGGCTGTGGCGGTAAGAACATAGTCGCTTAACTCCGCGTCCACATCATCAGCCAAGTTTTTAATGTCTGTGTGAACTGCTGGATTATCACCCGCAGTTGGGTATCGCAAACCTTTTGTTGTTGTACCTGCCATGGGAACTCCTTTGTTAAAGCCTTATTGTACCCGATTGATTCTTCCCCAATTTATAGCGTTCCATGCTCTTTCATGAAAATAGTAAATAAAGACTTTAATGACTGTTTCCCAAAATGCTATAAGAGTTGCCAAAGAACCTTTGCCTGTAATCACATAGACAACTGCCCATGAAGAAAAAGTTCCCCATATCCGATAACTAAGAGACTTAACAAACGAGCGAGCCTTAGTTACTTTCATCTTTTTCTTTTCTAAACATTGACTCTACAAACCTATCTTCTGCTTTTGCAATACCATCGCTAATCTCATATACCCATTTCTTTACGCTTTTGAGTAGCGCTAATAGCCTCAATTTCATCCCCTAACTTAACCTGCTCAATCTTGTATCCAACATCTCTACCATAGACGATATTGGTAATGTTTGGAAACTTAACCACCATAGCGTTTTGCATTTTTGAATCTGCCTCAATAAAAGTCTTAACCTCGTTAAAAGTAAGAGGGTCTTTTTCGCTAGTCTTGTAAGTATTTCGGACTCCAAGAACTACTTGGTCTGTGCGTTTCTGAGCCTCGCCATAAAGAGCATGATGTCCCTCATGCCATGGTTGATAGCGACCTAGCATAAGAGTGGTTGGTTTGCGCCAGTCGTAAAGTCCACAAGCAAAGATTACTAATTCTGCTTCTTCGCTCACAGACATACCATCAAGTATTTCTACATCAAAATTAGTTGGGTCTTGCCACATTTTATTTGTATCAGTAAAACGACCTTCCTTAACTCGATTAACCCAAACTACAAAATCGGAAACACCAAAAGCATCACGGGTTTCTTGCGTTGGGCAGATAAAATCTACAACAACTATTTGACCTTGTTCGTCTAATAATCTAGCAAGCGCACCTAGCCGTCTAGCATTTTCAATTCGGTCAGCCAACTCAAAACCTAAATCTTTATTTAGGTCTGCTCTAACTTTGTCTGCGTTTATATGTATAGCGTTTATGCGGTCTGCTAGTTCAATAGCAAGTGTTGTTTTACCAGCCCCAGCCTGACCCATTATTTGTATTATCATTACGCCTCCCAACCTATGTTTGAGTATTTGTTAATTACATATTCTGACAATACCTCTTTAGGGTCTTTGCTAACTTTTTTAAGTTGCGGTCTAACTTTGTGTAAATCTTTTGGGTGTCCATTTGCTTCATCATTGTCTTTTTCTAATTTAATAATATTGTTAAAATTATGTTTATATGTTGGTAATTCTAAAAAAGTATAAATCTTATCCATAGTTTCTTGGGGTGTATTTACAATATCGTTATATTTAATTATACAAAAAACATCTTTGTTTTCAGGTTCAATAATTGAGTTAATACTTAATAATAATTGGTCTATTAACCCTTGTGATTTCATTAAATAATCACATCTATTGTCGTTTTTAGTTAAATAATTTTTATACCAAAATCCTGTGTTTAGCATATCTTCATCTACATAAGACCACTCAGGCAAAATGTTAATAAACGAAGTTAATATTTCTAAAATGGGTCTAGTGGTGAATATAATTTTAGGGGTAGGGTTAATATAATTTTTTATTAAGCGTAGATTTCCAGTTGTTGCCCACGCTTTTTCTCTAATTAAAATTGTTGGTTTTTTAATATGATTAAAATAATTGTGTGTAATATTATTTATTACATAATTTATGTTATCTTTAGTTTCTAATCTTTGTGCGTTATTGTCATAATTTAATGTTTTTTCTATTTCATATAACAAACTCGGTAAAGGACTTAATTCACTACTGTATATTTCAGGATTTTGATTTAATATACTTGATAATACTGTATTTCCTGAACGCGGTAATCCTGCTAAAAAGTGAAAAGTTTTAGTCATTGTTGGCTTGTGTGCCTAACAATGCTTTTCTTTCCTCTTCTGTTAATTGTTTTATTGGGGGTAGGTGTGTTACAAAACCATTTTCAATAGTATAAGTATCGTTTATCCTAACTATATCGTTTTCTTTAACTTCAACAATATCTCCAATTGGAGTAACTTGTTTTGCTATTTCTGAATTTTCAGCAATAATTATATTATTAACTACATTGTTTATTACAACAGCATATTTAGCCATTTGTTTTCTCGCTTTCTTTAGGGTAAAACTTACCATCTTTGTATTTGCCGTTCAAGTAAGCAGGACTATTTTCTATTGTCATTTTTATTAGCCTATAACCATCTGATTGACTTAACATTTCTTTTATATCAACATCAGGCGGAAATACGCATAAAACGGTTTCGTTGTCTTTATCTAGCATAGCCCACATATTAGTAATATAAAATTATTTGCCCAGCACCACCAGCACCACCTGTTTGGCTTAAACCAGCATTTGTGTTTACCGTAGCAGCACCGCCAGCGCCTCCTCCGCCTGAGCCACCTTGTCCTGCTGACCCAGCGCTACCATTTGTATCCGCACTTGTTGAAGCCCCACCAGCGCCTCCATTACCACCTGCATAAGAATAAGTTTGGTTTGCAACCGCAGCACCACCAGCGCCTCCAGCGCCAGCAGTTGGGGAACTGCTTGCATAAGCACCCTGACCTCCACAACCTCCACCACCCGAACAATAAACTGCGATATTAGGTAATGCACTTTGATTGCTTCCTACGCCAACAGTAGTGGACCTGCTCGCCGAATATTGCCAACCACTAGCCCCACCATAACTTCCCATAGAACCATTGCTTCCAGCAGTTCCACCAGCGCCACCTGTTCCACCTGTGTAACTTGATGGATAAGCACCACTACCTCTAGCACCTATTGTACCTTCCATAGAACCACCGCCTGAACCACCATTTCCTCCAGTGCCAGTTCCATAATAACCATTACCAATACCACCGCCTGAACCACCAGCACCCGTTATTGTTCCAATACCACCTGAGGTACCTAATAAGTTTTGGGCATAAGTAACTAAACTTGTTCCACCAGCACCACCAGCAGCAGCAGCCGAAGCAGTACCACCAGCACCTATTGTTAAAGTAAGTGCAGAATTTCCTGAACCAACAACTCCAAAACCTACATAACCTGACCCACCGCCTGCCCCAGGGGAATTACCAAGTCTGTGATATGAAGTCTGACTACCACCCCCACCTCCTCCTCCTCCATAAACAATAGCGTAAACAGTTACGCCTGCTGGGGGTTGAACAGTAGTAGAAGATGTAAATACTCCTCTAAACGCGGGTGTTGGTGTTGGTTGTATTAATAAACCCATTTTGCTCTCCTATTAAACTATTGTAATGCCTGAGATATGGCAATCTATTTGTGGAACGCTTGTCCCAACAGAAATCTTTTTAGTTGTAGCAAAAAATTGTTTAATGTCAATAAATGTTGAAGAATTTGCCGCAACGCTCATTTGCTCTGCTACTGCAATATTGTCTATTGATAAATTTACTTGCGCCGCGCTTGATGTTGGATTTGTAAACACCGCGTTGCTTACAATACCGTCAGTTGATGCCGCAAGAGTGTAAACATCAGGGAACTTAGCAAAACAACCTTGTGAAACTGCGGCTGAGGCAAGAGTTTGAGTTGAAGTTACAAAAACAAATATAGAGGTTGTCGGAACGGCTGATACAACAAAAGTTCCTTCTGTTCCAGTAGTGCCTGTATTGACTCTGACAATATTTCCAACTGCTAACCCATGGGCTGAAGTAGTAGTAATGATTGCATTGTAATTTGTAATAGCCTGATTTGATATTGTGCCAGCAGTCGCCGCGACTGTTAAAGTATTAAATATTGCTGAGCCGTTTGGTGAAACTGCGGCAGAGGTAATATTTGATGTTGTTTTAACAAAAGTAAAAGTGTTGTTTCCTGGGATTGTGAAAATAGGATACAAGCCATCTAGGTTTGCGTCTACGCCTTGAATAGATACTAGAGTTCCTACATCTGTAATACCATGGTTTGCGCTGGTAGTAATTGTGGCTAAGTTAGAGGTGAGTGCTTTATTAGATACGGCTCTTGACACATTTGTTGTGCCATAGGCAGGATTACCTCTGTAAAAAACTGCGGGTGAATTTGTTGGCATTAGTACGCTCCCATTGCTATTGTTGTTTCTATTGAGGCTAAATTAACTGAGGCTACGGTTATGTATTGTACTCCTGAGCCAGTTGAGGTTAAGAATTGTCCAGCCGTTCCAGCGCTACCGCCAGCAGTTAAAGTGCCAGTAATAACTCCACTATCTAGTGTTTTATTTGTAAGTGTTTCGCTTCCCGCTCTAGTTGCTAAAGTTCCAGTTGTAGGAAGTGTGACTCCAGTTGTTGCGGTTGCGGTCAAAGTTGTTGTAAAGGCACCTACGGTAGCGAGGGCTGAACCATCGGCTAAAGTCAATGTTGCGCTTGTCGCTGGCGCTGTGAGGGTTACTTTATTAAGAGAAGTAGCGGAGGCAACACCTAAAGTTGGTGTAGTAAAAGTTGGGGAAATATTAAAAGCCAGTACGCCTGTACCTGACTCATCGTTAATAATGCTTGCTAAATCCGCTGAAGAACCAACGGTGATTTGAGTGATTCGTGTGGCTTCGGAACCATTATTGGTTATTGCCATACTATGCTATTTCGCTTCCAAAGGCATTAAAAGAGAAGTTTGCACTTGAAGCATAAACTGTCACAACATCGGTTGCGTCAATAGTTATACCAAGGGTGTAGGCAGTTGTTGTATTAGCGGCGAGCGTTGCGTCATAAACGATGTAATGTTGATTGGCAAGAGAGGCGCCGTTTGGTCTGATAGCAATTCTATATGTTCCTGAAGTACCTGCTTGATTTGCCACGACTAAGGATGAAATGACTGTTTCAGTTGCGGATGGACAGGTATAAAGAGTGGTAGCGGTAGTCGCAGACGGATTAGACTGACCTAAAACCTTGTATGTTGTTGCCATTGAATTAGCCTCCGATTAAAAGCATTGGGTGAATTGTAGCATTAACAAGATTTACGGCTGTGTTAGCACTTGCTAAAGCGGCTGATTGTGAAGCCTGTGCCAAGGTTGTAAATGATGACACATCGGCTCCATCTAAACTGTAAACATTAGCGGTTAAAGCGGTGTAGGTTGCAAAGGCTGTATCTAGGGCTGTATAGGTTGAATAGGTGGCAGGGATATACCAATATTTACCCGAGGCTAAAATCTTATCTGTTGTCTGATTTATATTAACATCAAGGGCGGCAATCAAAGCCTCTAAACTGTCGAATGAGGCTTCATCAATAGCCGCAAAATAAGATTCAGAAAGTGTAGGGGCAGGACTTATATCCGCTAAATCTAAAGAACCTACCGTTGTGTATGGAACGGAAATATTGTAAGAACGACCCCCAGGAAAAGATTCTTCTACGGCATACACGAAGGGAATTGGATTTGTGTCGGGGTCATTTGTTGCAGGTAAAACAACACTAAAGGCTCCATTTACAAGAGGTACAACTACGGTAGATGGTGCAATCATTTGGTCATCAGTTGTGTTACTGACAACGCTACTAAGGGTAAATCTTATTTGACCTTGAATTGCTGTACCCTCAAAATCAACATAGGTTCCAGTAATTTGAACTGTGGTTAAAGCGGCGCCGAGAGCCATTTAGCACCCCGCCAAAAAAAGAATTTCAAACTTAGATTTGACGGCATTTTCCGCAGTCCCTTTATGGGTTAAGGTAGTAGCAACTGCTAACTCAAGAGCATCGGTGTTTGTTTCCGCGGCGGCTGTGGCAACCTCTAGTTCTGTAAGTAAAGCCGAGGCAACAGTTAGGTCGGCTATTGGGACATACGCCATATTAAATTCCCATCGTCATAAATTGGTTTGCATTGTACTTATTCAAAGCAGTTGCGGCTGAAGCGGCGGCTGTGGCATAGGTACCAGCATCATCGGCTTTTTCATCTGCATCTACAACTAACACACGGATACTCTCAGCGTTGTTGTAACGGGTTAATAGAGCCTGATATGCGTCTGTTGTCACAATACTAGCGGCTTCCGCTGAACTAAGGGCAGGGAGTAAATCTGCAAGGTTCTGAGTGGTATTAGCAACTGATAGAGGCAAGGAGATTTGTACAGTTCTACCGCTTGTAAAGTTTTCTTCAATAGTATAAACATAAGGTTGGGGCGCAACATCTGTATCACTTGTTACAGGTAAGACAATAGAAAATGAACCAGTCGCGTCAAAAGTTTTTTGAATGACTGATGGAATTATTATTACATTTGCCGCAACTTCTTTCAGAATAGTCTGCGGAGTAAAATTTATGGAACCGCTTACAGGGTTACCAAGTAAATTTACATAGGTGCCAACAACCGTACAGGTTGAAAGCGAGGCTGGAAGAGCCATGTATTACACGCCTGTATAAAGGAATCTTTGAGCCAATGTGCCTGTGGCTACAACAGCGTAAAGGGCTTCTCCGTCAGCAACTTTAATCTCTAAATCATCGCCTTCAGTTGCCGATGTTGCTCTATGGCATAGGTAACCATTCGAAGTTGTAACATCATCACCACCAATATAAAAATCTACCGTGGTTGAAATGTTTTGAATTTTAACCGTATGACCGTCGCGACCATCTGCTCCGTTAAAGGAAATTAGTGTTGGGGTAGTTCCGATTGTGACTACCGCTGATTTGATTGCCATTTATTGCTCCTTAAAAACGATTATGAAAAATAGAGAAGGGCGACTCATTTTACCGTAGTCGCCCTTCTTGCTATTTAGCGACTTCTTTTGTTTTCTTTGTAACCTTTGGCTTTTCAGCCTGTTTTGTTTCTTTCAAAACTACATCTTCAATCAGTTTGATATAGCGATTTGAGACAAGGTTTGTTGTGTGACGCCATCCTGAAACATCAACGATGTCACCAGGCTTAAGAGTCTTTCCGTCTGAAATCATTACCTTCATAACTGTGGCTTTCATATTACGCAGTTGTATCAATCCAGCAGTATGAGAAGGTCGCTGACGCTTGGTCAATCGCCGAACCTGTTGGGTTGTAGAGATAGATGGTTACTGTGTCTGCCGCTGTTACTGCGGCTCCAGCGAAGATTAAATCATCGTTGAGAGTTGAAGGTGGATTTACAATAATGATGTCAGTTGTAGCCGCACCAGTTAGTGTAAAGGTTGTCGCACCTCTTGTTGTTGCTCCTAATGAAGCAGGGTCGATTGCTACTGTGCCGAACTCAATACCGTAAACAGTATCGTTGTCGCCAATTTGTAGTGCGCCGACTGCCGCTTCACCGCGAGTAAGTCTATTTACCTGTGGCATTTATTTTCCTTTTCTAAAATTAGATTTATTAAGAAAGAAAGGGAGAGCCAATTAAGACTCTCCCTCCCTTTTAACTTAATTAAGCGACGATTGTGGACCAGAAGTAGCCAAGGTCAGAAGCAATAACTTTGTTATCGAAAGCCATTTCTGCTTCAACTCTGTCTGACTTAATGGATTCCATACGGAACTGTGAAGTTCCGATAGTTGCACCGAGTCCGCCTGAAACACCTGTCCATGAGAACTGGTATCCAGCAGAAGGTGTTAGTAGTCCAGGCTGTGGAGCAACATGGGTTAGAAGTGCGCCCTTGCCATAAGCAAAGCCGTATGCCTCTGAAGCACCTTCGTTGTTTGTAGCCTTAACTGCTTTTGCAACCATTACGCGAGGAATGTCAAACATTGCCGCTAACATATCGGTTGTAATTGTCTGTGAAGATGTGTACTTGATACGGTCTACCAAGTCAGGGTGATTCTTTAATTGACGGAATGTTTCGTAGCCAAGTACAAGTGTATTGGCTTCCATTCCTGTGTTTCCAAGAATCTCGCTCTTTCCCGCTTCAATATCATTGATTGGGTCAGATGAAGTGTAATCACTCCATTGCTTTGTTTGTCCTGATGATGGAGTACCTGCAACACCTGTTACATCGTCAGCCCATACACCAGTTGTGAAGAAATCAGTTACAAACTGAAGTTCACGACGAAGTAGTAGACGGCGAGTAACGAACTCTGTTGCCTCACGAAGAGGGTTTAGAGGAGCGTCTGCGTTAGCAACAGTTTGGTCATCAACATCTTTATGGAACGCATACACATCTGCTGAGTATGTCGCTGTTGATAGATTGTAACCGCCACCAGCAGATTCAGTTCCAGGCGCACGGCGTTGAGCCTCATCGCGGAACCAATCGTTCTTGGTGTATAGGAAGTATTTATCGCTCTTCTTATCGACAGGGATTACTGGGAATACCTTGTCAGCGATAAAGTTATCTTGGTTCTGTAAGTAAGCAACCGAGATGTTTGTAAGAATTGCGTCCACATGGACGGAATTGATATTTGGCTGTGGCATTTTTAGTTATCCCCCTTAAGCCGCACGGTGCGGATTCGCACAGTTGATTACGGCGGTGACAACATTTGCATCAGCCGCAGATTCGGTAATTAGTGTTCCAACGACATACTTGGTTGTATCTGTACCAGCAACTAAAGCAACTGCTTTACCTG